GTCCAATATACTTGCGCCGTACAAGTTGTTTGCAGAGTTTGATAGGTGGCCAGAACCTGCTCTTGTTTCTCAAGGTACTCCTGATCATCGACCAGAATGCGGCTTCAGTAAGGGTACCGGCACCACGAGTCTTCGCAACTCGGGGTTTTTTTGTAGTTTTCCTAGGCATATTGTAGATATGATCTACAAATATAACTCAGTTCTACATAATAATAAGACGGAAATAAGCAGCTTGATATTTATCACACACTTTCATGATTTCTTTTATCTGCTTGGAGGGTTTCTCGATGTCGGTTAAACCACCTGTGGAATAAAGATGTTCCTGCAGATCAATATCCGTATCCTGATAAGTGAGGCATGGTTTTATTGAACGTAAGGTGGACTTCTTGATATCCTTTCGTCTAAAACTTATGATTATAAGCTTTGAATCATTAATGACAGAAAGTTTACTCATGGTCAAACTATTTATTATTCAATTTCATTTATGAAATGTCCACACCACTATACCTTTTTGACATTGGTCAGCTTCAGCTTGTGCTTCCTTTTCGGTATCAAATATTATAGGGCAACCGTCTTCAGGGTCAACGACGATCGATGGATGATCATGAGGAAAACATTCGATTACTATGTACATTATGAAATGATTTAATATTTAAGTTGACATGGTTTCTGAGATCTTTCGATTGATCATGGGTACAAGTCTGTTCCTGACTTCTTTTGCGCCATGATCCCGAATGGAATCAGAGAGATCCTTACTCATGTCCAAGAGAATAGGGGAGACATTGTAAGTTTCCCTGTACTTCTGCATTGCTCTGATACCTGCTTCATCATTGTCGAACATGACAAGCACCTTTTCGTACCGCTCGATCCAGGCATCCATCTGATTTTGATTTATCAGGGTGTTTTCTGAATCCGGAGCTACGACGTCTATCTCCAACTTGAGACTCTTAAGGGATAGTAGGTCCTTAAGTGATGATGTTATGAGCAACCACCGCTCACCTCTTAGTTGTTCTACACCTTGTATGTAATTGGCTATCTTCAGGAACTTTTTCTCCTGAGTCTTGGGCTGGTAGATCTTGTACAGAGTACCGTCCTGTTTGAAATAACCGTACAGATAGAGACCCTGTATGCGCAGGGTCATCTGCTTACCGGTGTCCATGTCCATTTTTTTCATGGTGTAATGTTCGAAGGGACGGATATTGTACTTGTCCAGAAGACGGCTTCCGATGTTGTACTGCGTCCAATAATACTCGTCCCGGGAATTCCAATGTCGGAGCTGGTAAGAGTCCACCTGATACCTTGCATGGTGCTTGAACTCCTGTATATCATACCCTCCGTTATTGTGAAGAACATAATCATTGTAATCTTCTGTTATTTTACGGCAGGATTCATGAAAACTAATACCATGAAATTGTTTGACAAGTTCGACACAACTACCTCCTTTTCCGGAAGAGAAATCCTTGAAGCGGTATTCTCCCTTGTCTTTGTCTAAATAGATGCACATGCTGGGAACCCTATCCTTCTCGTTGAACAGACTGTTTATCGTGACACTCTTGCCATTGAGTTTCTCCTTGAGCTTGCAGTAGTGTTCAAATACCCATGGGACAGGTACTTCCTTGACATCATGTACTAAGTTTTTGGTCTTAAACATGGCACAGGGTATAAAATAAAGAGAGGGGAAACATCCCCTCTCTCTTGTTGGTTTTAGTCTATGTCAAAGTCTGAACCCACCGGGCTGAAACTTGATACCGGTTTGTTGTCCAGCGGCTTGTAGTGGTACTTGTTTGTCTTATCGAACTTCTCCACATTCTGTGGGTCAATGGAGACGAACTTATACTTGGGAAGACTTATTTTGACAATTGTCTTACCGTTGTATTCCTCTTCGGTGCCCTTGAAGAACCACCAGGCATAGTGATCCTTTATGATCCCTATTGCCTTCTCTACCCATTCATCAATAGTGTTGGCCTGTACGCTGTTGAGTTTATCCCTGAGTCCGAGTTCCTGGGCGATCACTGTGAGTTTTGACATGATCTCATTCTTTGTCAGGTTGTTCTCATTGAAATGCTCTGTCCAGATAGTCGCAACAACTCTTGCGGTTTGTCCCGCATATTTGGGACCATCCGGATTGTCACGGTCTACCGGCCAACCTTCGAAGTTGGGTAAAGGTTCACTTTCCATAAAAAGTTCCAAACACTTCTTGTCTTTTTTCGTGGAGGTTTTCAGAACTCCCGAAACGATCTTGGCGTACCTGACACCGGGTTGCATTGATTTGAGATTACCCAAATCCTTTACTTCTTGTCCTTGCGTGTTGAACATGTTATTAAATTTTAACAGATAAAGAATGATTAGTTCTCGTATTCATAAATGGCTTTCTTCACTAAAGCCAGGTCATTGGGTATTTCCGGAGTGGGAAACATGCCCTTTGGACTTTTACAGGTGTTCTCACCGTTGTTCACGGTTTCAAAGACATAACGAATGTTTCCGTCCTTGTCCTTTTTTACCTTACCAAAAAGTACGATGGCGAATAAACCCTCCAGGGTGAGGGAGTTGTCAATCATCTTACCGATGGTCTTTGCCTTGATCTTACGTTTGCCGTCCAGATCCACACTGTCCTCTGCATGCATCATGAATATTACTGTCAGATCATCCCGCAGGTCTTTGGGGAGTCTGACGATACGTGCAAGGTGAGAAGCCATTTGGGTGAACTTCTCGTACCCCTTTTCATCAGCCCGGTCAAAGTACTCAAAGGCACTCATGTACTGTAAGTCATCGAGCACTATGGTCTTTATCTCGGTCCGTTTGGTATTTACATACTGCAAACATGCTTCGATCTGACTATAGTTACTACTATGGTACATGTTACCATTGGGTGTCTCCTTAGACCAGGCAGTGTACATCTTCCTCCATCCTTTGAACGGCAGGGGTTTATTTGCCACGTTCACTATGAAGGTTGCTTTTGGATCGAGATTCTCGATACTGGTGCTCTTACCGGCACCTGAATCCGCAATGATTAACACAGACTGTCCCATGTTTTTTAATGATGAGATTGGTGAATTGATTTGACCAACTGGTTGAGCCATTCCTTGTTGCTTACAGGAGCACCCGTTTGGATAGCCACGAAGTCACGGATGGTCATATTCGTATATGATTCATCCGGCATGGTACTGGGCGGGGTATTTACCGCCAATGGTTTACGTCCAAACCCCGGTGCCACCCTTTCTTCAGAGGTAAACCTACCGTTGAGTACCGCATCGGTGGGGCCACTGATCGCAAGAGCTCTAGGGTTCACTGAACGCAGTTCATCCAAATAAACAATATACGAGCCGGAGTAGGCCCCCGTTTCACAGAGTTCGTACTCTTCCTCGAAGTTTGGATTGAAAGGGATCCGGTAAACAATCCTGTCTTTGTTTGCAGGTTGATAGTTCGAGCCGACGATCTCAAAATAGGATCCTTTTTCCTTGCGGAACTCAGAAGGGAAGACGTACACGAAGTGTCTGCCGGAAGCATCGTAAAATTCCCTTTTGATGGTGAAGTCACCCTTATTGATACCGAGGTCGTTGATCAGGTCTGCATGATAGGCAAGAAACTCCTTGAGTCTTTCCTGTCTGCTGGAGGATTGTTTGACATCTTCCTGTGAATTGAATGTTGAATATGCCATAAATAAATGGTTTAAATATCACTGTTACCTGTAGAAAAAACAGCCACGTTGTCACTGCCGTTGTTTCTTCTGTTTGTACGCTCCGAATAGCGTTGGTAAGTCGCACCTTCCGGACGGGATGCCGGGGGAGGGGATGTTTCAACCATCCTTTGGTGTACAAATTCAGCTTTCAAGAACAGCAGACTGTTGTCGTCACTGCCGTTACGAACCTTGATCAGGTGCATGAATATGTCATCCGTTTTACATTCGTATCCGTATGGACCGTAACTGCGGATGTCTGCCTTGTAAGGACGGTTCAGTACCACTACCATATCCGAACCCTGCATCAATGCATCACCGCCGAATATGTCAGAACTGGTCGGATAGTTAGACACACTTGTTGCGGTTTTCCTTGCCGCATCATCAATACTCCTGTTAAGTTGTGTGATCATCAGGACAATGATGGGGATTTCCTTCTTGAGTTGCATGAGCATCTCGGTGGTGTTGTACAATGTGTCGAACTTGTCCTTTTCTGCGCGGTGTTTTTTGATGAGCCAGCTGTGGTCCAGGGTGATGATCAAGGGATTGCTACCATATTCGGTAAAAGTCTCTATGACGGCATCCCGGATCTCCTCATGTGTGAGGGGTGATGAGATCATATCCCTGAATATCCCGGCTTTACGAAGTGTGAGACAGTCTTCACGGTATTTCATCATATGTTCGTATGCGAACCTGTCCAATGCTTTATCACTACTGAGTACCTGACCGTAATCAAGTGCCACTTCACCGGCAAATTGTCGAGCTGCGTACTGCTCGTCTCCCATTTCAAATTGAAATTCTAAGATGTTAAACGCCTGGTCGGGGTTGAGTCGGTGCGCTTCCCGAAGTATCTGACTGACCAACATGGTCTTACCTGCACCGGGTCTTGCACCTATCGTCATCATGGATCCCCATTCCAGACCCGCTATTCCCGCTCGGTTGAGACCCTCCCATGGTGTGCGAAGACTCTTAACCTTGCCGGTCATGCGTTTTTCAATGTACTTGAGTCCCTTATCCAGGACTGTCACATAACTTTTTCTACCATACTTTTTGGATTCTTCAGGTTTTTGCATGTGAAACAATAAGCTCGTTTTGGAGAAAAGGGTATCAAATATACAAAATAATGTGTAGAAATGAGATTCTCTACAATAAGTTTGTAGACATTTAACCATACTCCAAGAAAGTAATTCGACCAATATAATCGGCAGCATTCAGGTTTTGCTGCCGATTTTACCATATGCCAAGAAAGTAATTCCATCCGATTTCATCATATTCGTCTCTGGGTTCTATAACAGGAATGACTATATTGTTTTCATCAATCGTGTATCGGGGGGGAACCCACCCA